CCCCCTTGCATCAAATTAACCGATATCCATTTCATGCCTGATTTATAAAGCGCCGACAATCATCAGTGGCTTGCGCTTGATATCAGTATGTATGGTCACGGGCATTACTAACGAAAACTAGCAGGAAGAAAACTGTACGCTGCTTCATCATCACCGCAAAACTTCCGGCATTCTTCAGCGAAAAGGCCGAGCTTAGCAAAGTCATCACGCGTGACAACGTTGGCGCCAACGTCGCAGGCGATGCTCATATTGAGCATACGGATCTGCGTGTCACTCGTCTGATGCACCTTATTGGCGCAACGGTCGTAGTGAGCCTTGACGTCCTCCATCGTATATGTGCAGTGAAGACCATTACCAAACGCCCGGTCTATCTCATGATGCCCGTCCGTCTTAATTTTGGTGGTCCAAAACTCTCTTTTGGTTTTGTTCTCGTCAATAATGTTTATCGCTGAAAGTTCAAAGCCACGCTGCAATGGCTCATTCCTCCCAGCGAACATACTAGCTAATGAAAGAAATCGTGCAGCCTTCGAAGAAGGGGTAATATTTATATTGGTTTGCAAGCCCAACTTCGAGGTATATCTCTGGACGGCCGGTATCCATGGCACGTCATCGCAAATAAAACCGTCACGAACAGGGAAGTGCGCGCCTATGATTTCTAAGCGCCCGTCCACAATTGTCTTCAGCTTTGCTGAATAACCTAAGTCTTCCTGTTCCCTGACGATTAATCCGAGCGGTCCGCCGTTCCTCTCATCTGCCAGACACCTAGAGCCTGCCCCGCCCCCGTCATCTCCTTCAAATAAGCCCCTGAGGTAAATTTTAAAGGATGAGGGCTGCGTCGATGCCAAGGTCTGGTAGAGGGGTATCGACAAAAATTGCCAATCAAAGGTGTCGTCCTGCAACCTGAATTTGTTGGTCTCTTTGTTGAAGGCGAACAAATGCTCGGGATTTTCCGTGATGCTACTGAACGTTCCGCTCAACTCGTTCACAAAGTTGACTCCACTGGTTAGTGCCCAACCGGAATCGAGGTACATATCCGGGAACTTGGCGGTGAACCAAGTCTCTTTTGGCACCTCTGAGCACTTGATGCGAAATCGGATACGCATACCTGATTTCACGTCATACACGATCTTGGCTTCATGGAGGTTCGTGAATTCACCATTGACCTTGTGAGACACACGCCGGTTAATGCGCATCAACGCATTGTATGTGTATCCGAGAAGGCCCTCGCCGTGGCGATCGCATCTTTCGTGGAGTTCCATACCTGTCTGGTCTATCTCCCATGTGCAGGTTTCTGTCACTTTGGGCTCACGTCCGCTTGCTCTTCTGCCTTTGTCATTAAATGGGTCCTGCATCATTTCACCGAAGGCATCTAAAACTTCTTCCCTCGACCTGTGCTTGATTGACATATTGTAGAAAATGCCGTCATCGTGGTCAAAGAGAATGTGTTGAAAGATACTGGTCGAAATGATGTTGACCGCCAATAACTGGAGTGTGTTGTCGACGACAACTCTTCCAGGCTTTCCTGACTTCAAGACAGCTTCAAGCTTCCCGTTCGCCTTCCTGGTGCCAATACGCTCTGGTGTTGAGGTTGTTTGTAACTCGACTTGGATGGCCTCCACTTCCTCCTGCGAGAATTTGCTCATAGCAATCTCCTTGAAGGTCTTACCCGCGAACAATTTGTGGTAAGCATTGTCAATTGCTTTGTCAGTCAGGCACACTTGCGAGAAACGTCTCCAGAACCTGTTCAATCGCTGTGCTGCCTTTGAATTCTTCTTGAAAGCGAGATCAGGGTACTCTCCGTCGGCATTCTGAAACACCGATTTCTTAACCGATGATCTACCCTCCAAGATAGCTGCAACTGACGGCTTGTCCTTTGAATTGTGTACGGTTGCCGGGTGGGTTACTGGCCCGACAGCCTGCGCAGAAGGTAGGGGCAGGGGCACAAAACCCATGCCTGGTGGCGGTTTCATGTACTTGCTGTCAAGGATGCGTGATCCGACACCCAGAATGCCCATGCGGTAATGCGCAGTCGCTTCCGTCAACGGCCTGCTCTTCGGGCCCAACAACTCCCTGCACCTCTCAAAAGACGACCACATAAGAGTCGATTGAGGGTAGTACCTGTGGTTGTCATACACAAACTGCCACAACTCGCGCATCTGTTGTATGCTGGTGGTGGAAGGTGTTTGTGTAGCACTAGGCTCTGGTGCAGGATGGCCCGATCCGGAGGATCCGCCAATTGTCGTCGTCCCGCCATGGGCGTTGGTGGTTGTCTTCCCGGAAGAAACTGTGCCTGCTTGAGCAGGTGCGGGTGCGCCGGGTCCTGCAGCTTCATCAGAACGTCCACTAGACTTCTTATCGTTTGTCTTGGTGGTGTCGTCAGAAGCAGGTGGCGTGCCGGGTGTGTTGCCCGCTGCTGGCGGGTTGTTGGCCACACGTGGAGGTGGGCGGTACTTGGTGGCATCACCGTCAACAACCTCCTTCCACTGGGTCGAAAGACAATAAGAATTGGTGTGTTCACTCCACGTCAACCTGTACTTGTTTTCCATCTCACCAATTGTCCCTCCATGCAATTGCATCAAACGGTGGGCAAATCGGTACTCGTTCGGAATGTCGAGCTGGTTGACTGTCGGACAATGCACATCTCTCTCCCGTTGCATGCGGAGAGCAGTGTAAGTGCCCAAAAATTGGTAGTGAGAATTGCCAATTCTCATACGCGTTTCCTTCCATCCCCGCCAGCGCCAAAACCAGCTACAACGTCTGCAAGCAGCTGGTACATGAAACTTCTTCTCATAGGCATTGCCCAACACCATAACGTTATCGTCGAGGAGTTCAGGTGAGCAAACAGCGCAAAATGCGATGTCGTCTTGGCCGTCGAAGATAGTTCGTTGTTGCTGCCAGTCAGATCGCAGCAGGCAACAACAACGCCAAACAACATAAGCCAGCCCGGCAAGTTTGATTTCGCCTGGCACATAATGCCAAACTACTAACGAACCTTGCCACGCCAGGCG